TTTACCTTCGGTGCCCATGTTGAACAACCGTATTCCGGGACGGAACTGAATGATCGGGCGTTTGGCGCGATATTGATTGTCAATGGTAACTTCAGTGTTGTTGTATTTTGCTGTGGCGTTGATAACGTCAATATGGAACCATCGATTGCTTCTAGACCACGCATTGAGATCTAGGCTTGCACGATTAACTGTCAGGTAATCTAATGTGGATGGTTCTGTGTCAATAGTACTAGTATCAGCATCTACTACATAAGTTTCTGGACAGACAAAATTTGATACCGGCAACAGTTTTATAGCAATGCCAACTCCGCTGATATAATATTCTGTGTTGATGTAACTAGACGGAACAACATCTCCACGAAACACAACTTTCAATCCATTGGTAAATGCCACACCGTTGGGACTGGTGTAATTTTTTTTACCAATAATTTCGTCAATATACAACGTAGAACTTTGTGTTTGATCAATCAATCTAATTCGACCAAATATACCAGGGTCTGTGCCATCTTGGTAATACAATGTGTCCTGTGATGCTGTCAACAAAGGTATTTGTTTAAACACGCCTGCATCGTTCTTGAACCATCCTGTGCTTGCATAAGTGTTGCCATATAAGATAGTAAACTTTTCCAAGTCGTTGATATTGCCCACATTGGTTAGGCTGATGTAAACAAATCCAGCATTACTGACATAGTTAATTTGCCAGATTCCGCGACGTTGAGATAACGGTACTTCAAGTTGTTGTGCGTATAACAAACTGTCATAACTGCCTGGTTGCCCTGTAAAACTATCGCTCTGTGTCAAAGGATCAAAAAACGTTGTTTTGGTCCAGCCGCCTTGATCGGTGTCTATTGATGTGCCTTCAAATACCAATGTTCTGCCATCAAGTGCTGTGATGCCATCAATGCCGCCATAGGCAGCAATAAAGTCAACCACAGGAATGTTGTTGATTTGATCAAAGCGTAAATCAGTCAAGAGATCAATAGATCCAAGGCTAGGCAGGTCATAATAGAACTGTTGTGCAGTTTTTGTTGGAACGTTGAATGTAATGGTGCCAAGGTCTTCGCCATTGTTGGTTACACCGTACACATCTCTAGAACTGATGTTTGGCGTGGCAGGCATTTTACCATTGATACCCGGTGCGGCTTGAATCCAAAAACCTGCTCCTGTACCTGCAGTGCCGTCGATGATGTTAATTTGTCCACGCATGTTTGATTGCGTGGCGCTAGAATAGTACAGCGTATCCGGAGCATCTTGTGGAACTACAAATGTCACGAGTCCTGTCACTGCACCATTATTGGTCACACCTGAACTATAAACATTGTTCAAGCCAGTTGTAGCGGCTGTTTTAATGTAGAATGGATATACTCCATTTAAATTCAAATTAAACACATACGTATTGCCACGTGCTAGTGTCAGCGTAGGATTGTTAGCATAATCAATAACATACGCACTGGTTCCAGAATTGGTCACACGATAATTTACTGTTTCCTTGTCGTTTTGTGCAACTTGAAAAGTGTAGCTACCACCTCGCACTAGATCAACTGTTGGGTTGTCTCCATTCAGACCAGAAAAGGTATAAACGCCATTGGCTCTGGTTACTACAAAATTATCACTTGCCGGCACACCTGTAGCGGCCACATCCACTGCACCTGGACCACCTGGCAACCAAAAGTACTGACTGAAGTTAATAAATGTATCCCAATCAACAAACGGATCCCAGGTATAGTATTCACTTTCAAACAGTCTGTCTGGACGTGCTGAGTTGCCACCTTGATAGTCAAGTGAATCAAGCAGTCCTGGATATGTGATAACATCTTCAATGGTGTTGGTGTCTGGTTTGAGACTAATAATTCCTGGCTCGAGTTGATAATCAGCACGAACCTTGGTTGATTCTACAACATACTTTTCGTTGGGGTTCACACCTGGGCCCACAGTACGGCCAATAAATCCTTGGGTCTTTTTAAATTTAGGCTCTTGTATCAACTGATCCAGCGTGGCTGCCAGGAACTGTTTGTTTACATCAGTCTGAAAAATTTCAGGTAAAAAATCTACGCTACGTACTTTTGCCATTAAATGACTCCACTGCCTGGTGCTGTTCTAAGATTGGTGCTGGTCAATGCTTCGATCACCTCTATATTAGTTATGTCTGCCGCATTCACGAAGATTTCGTTGGGCTCTGATCTGATCTCATACAAGTCGCCAAAGCTCTTCTGACTGTTCAATGGTACTAGAACTACTGAACTAATGATACTTCCAAGTGTTCTGTGTAGGTATCCTGCCAGTTCAGAGAAGTAGAAGGTATCACCAAAGTTCCACTTGTCAATTGAGAAGTAGGTGTTCATGGCCGCTACCACACTGCTCTTGATCTCGCTGGTGCTTGCTGTAGATCCTTGTGCCTTGATCACTTTGATTGTGGCTCGTAATTGTTGTGCAGCTTTGGCACCAAACAATGGTTTGAAGTTTACAGAGTTCAACACAATGTTATCAGAAATCATTTTGTAATCTTGTAAGCCTTGGTACGCAGTTGACAACTCATCAATTGTGGGAACATCAGGTTGTGCGACTGTGCCAGTGGTGTCTTTGATCCAGTTCTGGTAAGAAGTGTAATATGCCTGTGTAACCACATACAAGTCAATGATGTTGGTGGTACCTGGGTCAATACGATTGGTCAGTGGTGAGTTGTGGCGGTATTGGAAGTACAAGTTTTGTCTGCCTGATCTTGCAATCCATCCTGACTGTTCAACCAATGTTCTGGCTCCAGCAACGTTAATACTCAGTAGATAAAACGCCGGCGCAACAATTATTTCACCACTGCTGTTGTAGGTGCCGTAGGCATAAAATACTTGCCCGGGACTCCATTCAGTTTTTACCAACTCAATATCATCAAGTGTGGCATAGTCTGAATTAACCACACCTTCTTCGACCAACAAATAACGTTGTAAATTGTCAAAGTCCACAGTTTGTTGCAGGAATACCCAAGGACCTGTGCTGGGAATAGCAGGAACAGGCCCTACAATTTCTTCAAAGAAGTCTGGGTTGTCAGGCACGCCATCATTGTCGCTGTCGCGGAAACTGACTAACACTTGGAAGTCATCAACATATCCATCACTCTCAACAGGTTGTCCAATGATATTCATATACACATCACTTTGCAAAGGATTGCTGTTGTTTGGTTGAGTGTTCATTGCCAACACATTGATAAAGTCCTTGATAATTGTGCCAGTGCGGCTGTCGTAAACCAACTGGTCATCATAGAAGAAGAAACGTGTTTGCAACACACTACCAAAGTTATATGCAAGTCCACGGAAGGTCACAGTGTAATTTTGATTTTCAACTACAAATTGTGCCAACCAGCTGGAATCTTGATTTGTGCCTGATGTTGATCCAGCATTGGTTTGGCTCCAGGTGGCATTGGCATCAAGATTTGTACTGCTAATTAGATACCAAGTACCTGGATTAATCTTGTTGCCTTGCGGAGTGGTAATTTCTGTACTGGCATATCCAATACCAAAATTACGAAACAATTCAATTTGATCGCCCATCTGTTGTTCTAATGACAGTGGCAAATCTGTAATGAAAACAGGAATAATACTGTCAACCACTGCATTTGTTGGCACAAAATTGTTGAGAGTCACCGGTCCAGCACCAGATGGTAGATTTCCAATGCCGCCATTGTATCCGTCGCCAATGATGGCTTGAGGGCTTGCCCAAATTTCTAAACTTTCGTCGGGCTTGGTTGGTACTCCAGGCTGTAATCGGTTGTTACGATCAAAATAGTAAGTGATACCATTGATTGTGGGTGCGGTAAATTTAATAATGCTACCAACCTGAACATAGTTAAAAACAGTTGTGGTGCTGCCACCAACAGGAATAGCATTGCCAGCGGCGTTTTTAAAATAACCTGTGGTCTCATTGGCTAGTGTTGTGCTTTGTTGCCAGGTGCTCAATGCTGTGGCTGATTCTGTTATGTTAACTTCGGGTCGTGGAAAGTTAGCATAGTAAAACTGCTTCATTGTGGCCTGACCAATTTGCGGTTGGGCAGAGTTTGTCACAAAGTCGGCAATTTCGTTTCGGTTGATCCAACTGAATAATATGGTAGGAAGAATATTTTGTTCCCACACAGCACCATCGCTAGAGAAAGTGTTGGTCGATGAATATTTGCCGGTGTTATCAACTAGATCCAAATATCGGCTTGTACCAATTGAACTACGGTTCAAGGCTTTGCTTTTGATAATACTATTGTAAGCAGTGTACGGAAACAGATTGTAGTCTTCGCCGTTGACCATGCGATTTTGTGTGTAGTATCTGGCAGGGGCACGTTGTTTAATTGCATCAATTGTTTCACGTGCTTGTGCATTGCTCACTGGTTGTGTGATTCCGCAAGTGAATGTAATTGTTTGTACATTACCATTGCGATCAGTGTAGCTGATTGGTAATGTGACATTTTGCATTTCTTCTGGATTGATAATGTACTGCAAGCCATTTGACGCACGAGTATAACAACGGAAAATGCCCACGGGAATTTCTGAGAATACGCCATCGCCAAATACCAAAGTGATTTGATCATTGCTACGGCTGGTGGTAGAATAGATAGGACGCAGTAATACCGTTTGTTCAGCGGCAGCGGTGTACACACTTTCTACATATTGCCATTCACGATTGATGTTGCCCACGTTGGTAAGTTCAAATAACCAACGATCTTCGTTGTTGACACCTTCCACGTTGATATTCACAGTGCGATTGCTTGTGCGTTCCGCTATGTTAAAATCTGTGTTCTGTAGTGTGCCTTGTTTGAACATAAAGAAGTAACCAGTGTTGGCAGAACTGAATCCCAATTGATCATTACGGAATAACACGTTAAAACTTGTGTTTGGTACTGGTGCAGGTTCGTACAAGTAATCACGGCCAGCACTGGTAGATGTGGTTGCTTCAAATGGCATGTTCACCCCGTCAATTGTGGCAGTATAAGGAATAACAGGCAAGAAGCCAGGTACCAGATTCACTGCATACTCAGCAGTGTCTACACCTAGTAATGTTTGACGATTGCCTGGGCGGCCAACACGCTGAGTATCAACCAAGGCAGCATTGATAATTGCTGTAAACTGTTCTTGCCAGTCTGGGTTAGTGGGGTCAGCCCAGTCAACTGTGACATTGCTTAAATTAACTCCATTGTAGTCCACAACGTTTTCTGTTGTGGTAACATTGAATACTTTCAACAAGCCTTGTGCGGCTGTGTTGCGTTTGGGACTGTAGCTTACTAGATTGGCCAGTCGCACAACCGAATCACGACGTTCTGCTGTGTCTAAATAATTTTCACGAGTGTTAAGATCAGTACGGAAAGCAAGTGATTGCCCCATGAACGCAATAATGTCCAGGAGTGCAATAAATTCACTTGATTCAATGTAGTCATTGAATGTTTCTGGATAATACAATCGCAGATAGTCTACAAAACTCTTGCGAAGAGTTTCAAAATCGTAGCTTTGGAAATCTGCTTCCCTATATGTTTGATAGATCTGCTTCCAATCTTCTACGCCAAATATTGCGGTTTGTCTAGTGGTTGTTGCCATTGTTCTGTAACCTTTGTGTCACTGAAAGTATTTATGGTTACTAAAAACGGCGTAGTTATACGTAGGAGGCTACTCGTTGTTGCTGGTCAAAGAAAATGCTGAGTATTTCTGCATTTTGTGTTGGTACCACAGTGAGTTGTATCTCAATCAAGATGCCATTTTCTTGTGGGTATGTTTGAACGTCACTGATAAAAATGCGTGGATCGCCGCCTGCCACACGCTGTATTTCTGCTTCTATTCCGTTTTGAGTTTGGGACGTCTGTGGTTCAAACAAAAAATCCCAAATTATTGTGCCATATGCCGGGCGGCCGGGCAATTGCCCTTGGCGGATATTGAACGCATTCAGCAGGTCTCGTTTGATCAAATCAAAGTCTGTCAATGTAAACTTTTTGTATTGATTAATGGTGTTGAACCCAATGAATGTAGTCATGATAATATTTATATGCTTTGTAGTGCGGCTCTGAATCGGCGAATGTTTTCGAGATCGTTATCTAATAATTCAATCAAGGCCTCAGCGTTTCCAAGTGCCAATCGTGCTTTTGTAGCCAACGTTTTGTTGCTGGCTGCCACAGATGTTGCCAACGCATCTAGCTTGCCAATGAGTGGTGTTACTTCAGCTTTGAGTGCTGTTATTCTTGCTTCCCTGGCATCAACGTTGCTGGATGTCAGTGGTTCAGAAATAATTGCCAGGTCCTTGTTTCCAATAGTGCTGAGTTGCTTGCCAATTTCTTTTAATTCTTGCTCGGCCGCAGGGTTTGGAGTTCCTTTGCTGAAGTTCAAGCTGGGGATCTTATCATT